ACTACAATGCTGCCACTGACAAGGCCGAGCAGGACCGGATCATCCTCATGCGCAACGAATACGCCTGCTTTCATACCGGTCTTTATACCAAGCGATATAAACCCATCTATGCCTGCTTCGGCAGAAACAAAAAACTGGATTCTTTATTAAAGTGGTGCTTCCGGGGCTTCGCGGACGAAAACTCTGCGCTGCTGCGTTATATCTCTCCACTGCCGGAAAAGCCTCTCTACTCAATGCCGCTGCAAGGTATTCATTACGTTCCAGACTGGCCGGTGCGCGTCAACGTGGAGCATATCCTCGGAGACCCGGCCAATGTCGCAAGATTGCCCACGGAACTGCAAAGCGCCCGCAATCTGCCGCTCCTTCTGGAAACGGCGGTCGAGCTGGCGCGCCGAAAAGTCGTTGTCTCCCCCGGCGATGCCGTCCCGCAGATCTATCAGCAGAGGCTGCAATACCTCCTGCCGCTGTGTTTGACGGATATGGAGAAGCCGGACCTCGCCATCACCCTCCGGCCCATGGACGGGTATTACATGGGATATACCTGCCTGACCTTGGAGATGGCCTATCTGAACGCACGGCTTCTGGCACGGCCCACAGCCAAATGGCTGCTGGACTTGGTGGAATAAAACGTCTGGAAGGTACATAGAGAGGTCCAATCGCCCCGCGCTCTGCGGGACGTGGATATAAATATTATGGTGTGAGCCTGCTGCACGGCACTTGAGTGTCGTGCGGCGGGCTTTTTTTCGTTTTGCGGCCAGAGTGCCGCCATGCAGGCCCCGAAAGGAGTCCGCATGAAGATCCAGTACAAATTTGCAACCGAAACCGTGACCATTGAGGTCGATGACCGTTGGGGTGAGCTCCTGGTGGATCTGAACCGTCAGGAGTACAACAACGACCACAAGGAGACTCGACGCCACAGCAGTATGGATGCTCTGGCAGAACAGGGCATCCAGTTTGCGGTGGAGCAGGACGCGCTTGCCGTGCTGTTCCAGGAGCCGAGCCGTGCAGAAATGCTCCGCGAAGCGGTCAGGACGCTGAAGCCCGCGCAGCAGAGGCTTGTGCAGGCGGTCTATTACGACGGCGTTAGCGTGAAGGACTACGCTGCGCGGGAGGGCGTTGACCCTTCGGCCATCACGCATCGGCTGCGCACCATTAAAAATAAGCTCAAAAAACTTCTGTGAGACCCTCAGTTTTTCCGTTTTCCGTGGCTTATCTGTGAAGGGCAAATCAATACCGTCCTTCAGAAAGGATGAAAACGGTGAAACATGATCTGGAAGTTCGTGTCACAGGCAGACCGCAGACTGAGCGGATCGTTCGGTGCAGGATCGTCAGCCTGCGCGAAAAGCTGCTGACGCGGTTATTCGGGAGACGGGAGCAGATGATGATCCTCATTCCCGGCCCCAGCGTGGAGTCTGTGTCTATCGCCGAGACGGCAGAAGGGGGCGCGGCGCATGAGTAAAGCGAAACTCCTGCTTGCTGTCGCGGAAGACCTTCGCTCCCTGGCGGACAGCGTTCAGGCTGTGGCAGATGCCATGCTGCAGAATGAGCCGACTGTCGATGCAGAGCCAACAGTCCCCGCGCCCAAAAAGGAACTGACGCTGGAGGAAGTTCGGACAGTCCTCGGTGAAAAGAGCCGGGCCGGATTCACGCTAGAAATTCAGGCGCTCCTTAAAAAGTATGGTGCTCCGAAGCTCTCTGGCATCGACCCCAAGCACTATGAGGCGCTGCTCAAGGATGTGGAGGTGCTGAAGGATGCCCCCTGAACGCCATGCCGTCCTCTCGGCATCCTCCTCCCACCGCTGGCTCCACTGCAATCCCTCCGCTCGGCTGGAACTGGAGTTTGAGGACAGAGAAACGGAAGCCGCAGCCGAAGGCACCGCCGCTCACGCGCTGGCAGAGCACAAGCTCCGCAAGGCGCTGAAGATGCGCTCCACCCGCCCGGTCAGCAAGTACGACTCCGATGAAATGGAACTGTATACGGACGGCTACATGGAATTCGTTCTGGAAGCCATCGAGGAAGCCCGGAAGGACTGTCCGGACCCCAAGGTGCTCATTGAGCAGCGGCTGGACTTCTCCTGCTATGTGCCGGACGGCTTCGGCACCGGCGACTGCCTTATCGTGGCGGACAAGCTCCTACACATTATCGATCTGAAGTACGGTCAGGGTGTGCTGGTGAGTGCCGAGGAAAATCCGCAGATGATGCTGTACGCCCTCGGCGCACTTCGCATCTTCGATTGTCTCTACGACATCGAGACGGTTTCCATGACCATCTACCAGCCCCGCCGGGAAAATGTCAGCACTTGGGTCATTTCCGTCGCCGAGCTTCGGAATTGGGCGGAAAAGACGCTGAAGCCAAAGGCAGAGCTTGCCTTTAAGGGCGAAGGCGAATACTGCCCCGGAAGCTGGTGTCAGTTCTGCAAGGCGGCGGTCAAGTGCCGTGCCAGAGCCGACGCCAAGCTAAAACTCGCAAAATACGAGTTTGCTCAGCCGCCACTGCTTTCTGATGCGGAGATCGGCGACATTCTCGGCAAGCTGGACGACCTCACCAAATGGGCAAATGAGCTCATGGCCTACGCCCAGGACGCAGCGGTCAACCACGGAAAACAGTGGCCCGGCTACAAGCTGGTGGAGAGCCGCACCAATCGCAAATACACCGACGAGGATGCCGTTGTCACTGCTGCCCGTGCGGCCGGATATACCGACATCTTCAAGAAATCCCTCATTCCCATCACCGAGATGGAGAAGCTCATGGGCAAAAAGACCTTTGCAGAGGTGCTCGGCGGTCTGGTCATCAAGCCCATAGGAAAGCCGACGCTCGTTCCAGCATCCGACCGGCGTCCGGCTATCACGGCTACGGGTGCAAAACAAGACTTTACCGACTATAAAGGAGAACTGTAATTATGGCTAACAAGATGAATTCGACCAAAGTTGTGACCGGTGTTGTCCGCCTGTCCTACGCAAATGTATGGGAGCCTGCCTCCATCAACGGCAGCAACCCCAAGTATTCCGTGTCCCTCATTATCCCGAAATCTGATAAGCAGACCCTCGACGCTATCAACGCCGCCGTGGATGCTGCCATCAAGGAAGGCGTCGCCAAGTTCGGCGGGAAGATCCCCAACAAGGCGGCTCTGAAGCTCCCGCTCCGTGACGGCGATACCGAGCGTGACGATGAAGCCTACAAGAACAGCTTCTTCGTGAACGCCAACAGCACCACCGCGCCTCAGATCGTGGATCGCAGCGTTCAGCCGATCCTCGACCGCTCCGAGGTGTATTCCGGCTGCTACGCCAGAGTGTCTGTCAACTTCTACGCTTTCAATTCCAACGGCAATCGCGGCATCGCCTGCGGCCTTGGCAATATCCAGAAGGTTCGTGACGGCGAACCGCTCGGCGGCAAGTCCTCGGCGGCGGACGATTTTTCGACCGATCTGGACGATGATTTCCTGTCGTGATGCAATACAGGTCGGGCAGCTCTGTGGGTGGCAGAAAGCAACTTCTGCCACCCACGTCCCATGGAAAGGAGTTAGCAATGCAAGAACAATGGAAAGACATTCCCGGATATGAGGGCAGATATCAGGCCAGTACACTCGGACATATCAGAAGCGTGTCCCATAGGGTTCGTATTGGAAATTTACGCTCTGGGAAAGAGTGCTACAGAATCATGCGAGGTCGTGTATTGAAGCCAGGGAAATATTGCAAATCAGGGCACGTTTCTGTCGTTTTAGGCCATAAGGCCACAGGGACACCCGTTCACCAGCTAATTATGCTCACCTT